GCCGGAATTGGTCCGAAAAAGGCGCAAACTCTGGTATCTCAGTATGGCAGTACCTGGGATATCATTGGTAATTTGCCAATTTCTAGTAAGTATAAATATATTCAATCTCTTAACGAGTTCGGGGCTGATGCCTTGATGCTAAACTATCGATTGATGGATTTGCTAGAGTTCTGCGACGAAGCACTGGGTCCAGAAAATTGTGAAACTATTAACACCACACTTCTAAATTATGCTAATTAAACTAGAACATCCCGCATGCATGCCTACTCGCAGCAATCCAACAGATGCTGGACTAGACCTACGATGCAAACAAACGATCACCCTGCAAATGGGCAAAAGAACACTGGTACCTACCGGTGTTTCAGTAAAAATTCCTGTAAATCACGTGGGCTTGCTGTTTCCACGTAGCTCATTGAGCAAGCAGGGCATTACAATGACCAATTCGGTTGGTGTAATTGACAGTGATTATCGTGGCGAAATCATGGCTTCACTCATGTTTAATGGGGTCCCAGGAAATCTTAGCGAAACAGATCTACCAGCAGGCGAGCGAATCGTGCAGCTGGTAGTAGTTCCAATTCTACTTCCAGAACTAGAAGTAGGTAATTGGTCAGACGACGAATGGAATGATACACAACGCGGTACTGGCGGATTCGGCAGTACCGGAAAGGCATAATATGGCAGTAAGTACAAGAGCACAAGTAATTACACGACGAACATACAACCGTCCCACAGATGACACTGGATTGAACTTTGAAACTTGGCAGGAAACTGTTGGGCGAGTTATCGATCACCAAGCATGGCTATGGGAACGTGCAGTAGGACGCGAACTAGATGATGATGAATACGCAGAACTATATGATCTAGAACAATTGATGTTGGATCGCAAGGTCCTAATGAGTGGTCGCTCATTGTGGCTGGGTGGCACAGACGTTGCTAAGACCCGTGAAGCATCACAATTCAATTGCAGTTTTACCTGCGTAGAAACAGTATACGACGTAGTAGACGTACTATGGCTGTTGTTACAGGGTTGCGGTGTGGGATTCAAGCCTATTGTAGGCACCCTGAACGGCTTCTCTAAGCCAATCAAGAACATTAAGACTGTTCGGAGTACACGGACTGAAAAGGGTGGTAGTGAGCACAATGCAGAATTTTGGGATCCAGACACTAAAACATGGACTATCCGTGTTGGCGACAGTGCCGAGGCATGGGCAAAGAGTATTGGAAAACTACTGGCCGGTAAGTATCCTGCTGACACTCTTGTGCTTGATTTTAGTCAGTTGCGACCTGCTGGTGAAAGGTTAAAGGGTTATGGCTGGATTAGTAGTGGTGATGAAGCAATCAGTGTGGCTTATACTGCTATTGCCCGTATTCTTAATGGTCGTGCCGATAGCCTTCTTACTAGGATGGATATTCTCGACATTGTTAATTGGCTTGGGACTATACTCTCTAGTCGTAGAAGTGCTGAAATTGCTCTTTTTGAATACGACCAACCTGAATGGAAAGAATTTGCATTAGCCAAAAAGGATTGGTGGTTGCATGGAAACAGTCAGCGCCAACAGAGCAATAACAGTCTAGTTTTCCGCAAGAAGCCTACCTACGAAGAAATCAGTCAGATCTTTGACCTAATGTTGGATGCTGGTGGTAGCGAACCTGGTTTTATTAATGCTGTGGAAGCCACTCGCCGTGCTCCTTGGTTTGCAGGCTGCAATCCTTGTGTAGAGATCTTATTGGGTAACAAGAGCTTCTGTAATTTAACAGAAACCGACATTGGCAAGTTCAAGGGCAATAATGCAGGAATGCACGAAGCTATTCGTCTTGCAGCTCGTGCAAACTATCGCCAGACTTGCGTAGACTTGAAGGACGGTATTCTACAAGAAAGTTGGCATTTGAACAACTACTTCCTACGGTTGTGCGGAGTTGGCTTGACAGGTATCGTAAAACGTCCTGACATGACAGGTTACGATTATGAATACCTCAAGCGTACAGCAACGGCTGCAGCAGTTGGAATGGCAGATGAACTTGGGCTACCACGTCCTAAGAACATTACCTGTATCAAGCCAAGCGGCACTCTATCCAAAATCATGGATACCACAGAGGGTGTACACAAGCCACTAGGCAAGTATATTTTCAACAATGTACAGTTCTCCAAATTTGATCCAGTCGTAGATAAACTACGAGCAGCTAACTACAAGGTAATTAATCACCCAACCGACCCTAGTGGTGTATTAGTTACATTCCCTGTCAAGTGGGACGATGTACCTTTTGACAAGGTTGATGGCAAAGAAGTCAACTTGGAGAGTGCTATTGATCAGCTAGAGCGTTACAAGATGATTCAGACCAGCTGGACTCAGCAGAATACATCAGTGACTATCAGTTATGATCCCAGCGAAGTTGAAGACATTAAAGATTGGCTGTTAAACAACTGGGACTGCTATGTAGGAGTAAGTTTCCTATTCCGCAGCGACCCTACAAAAACAGCTAAAGACTTGGGTTATCTCTACTTACCGCAAGAAGTAGTAGATGAACAAACATATCACGAGTATACTCAGAACTTGTTGCCTGTAGATATCAATACAGCTAACAGTTTTGATGAGATTGTGGAAGAAGGTTGCGCTACAGGCGCTTGTCCAATTAAATAAGAGGAAAATATGGAATTTACATTTAAGGTCACAGAACAAGAAGCAAACATGATTATTGCCGGTCTACAGGAACTACCTGCTAAGGTGGCCAACCCCTTGACCCGAAAACTGCAAGAACAAGCACAAGAGCAGATGCCTCAGCAGCCTGCTGAATAAAGAAAAAGCCCCTCAACCTAAAAGTTGAGGGGCTTTTTTCATCTGCGATCTTTGCGACAGTTCAAGTCGTGTTTGAGTGTTTGTAAAAACATTGTAAAACTTATTGAGGCCAAGATTATACCAGAGGTTATTTCTCCCAAAGTTCCTAGGGTCCAGTAGCTCATGGGGTGTTCTGGACCTATTGCCCATTGTACAACCACTGTACTAGCAGTAAACCCACTCGTCAACGCCAACCACCATAGGGGAGTAATAATCCAAGGTTTTAGTTCACGATTATGAACTGCAACATAGAATATACTTATAAATATGAGGCTATGGCATACAAAATTGATTAATAGGGTCCAAGAGTTAAAGAACCCAACGACTGTGTTAATCATTTTTCTTTACCTCTTTGACTACTTGTACTATGTCTTTGTCTTGATTCTTTTGTAAGAAGTTAGCAACCATACCTAACACAGTATACGCTAAAAATCCTACACAGAATCCACCCATGAGCTGGGTTTCCCAGTTATTGGACAAACCCATCATTTCTAATAGTGGATAAGTAAAAACCATGGCACTTCCTACAGAAACGCCGCCCCTCATAAATGCTTCACTGATAGTTTTTGGTCTGATAAATGTGAGAATTGCAAAGCCCCCAAACAGACCCCCTATCATAGAAGCCACCTTTGCAGTCAAATACCCTGTAGGATCTGCCATAGGTCACCTCTTAGTTGTTTTCGCGAGTCCTTACTATCTGATCTCGCTTAGCTCTGGCCCAAGACTGGCCACCGTCTCCGCCCCACAAATCCCAAGCCACCCTGCCGGCACTTGGAAAGCCTTCTTCTCCACTGTTGAATCCTGTTGCTTTTTTGTCTACTTCGTGACGACTAAAGAATGAGTGCATTCTCATTACTGTACTAGCTGTCAAGTTTTCACGGTTAACAAGCTGATTTGCTCTGGCCAAGCCTACTCGGGTTCCACCAGCTTTGCCTTCTTTTTTCCACTTGAGGGCACGGCGAGCTGCTGAAGCCATGCCAGTTGTGGGCTTGTATGTAGTTGCTGCCTTTTCGTAATAACCTTTTTCAGGCTCACCTTCGGGTACATCGGGCTCTTCGTCTTCATACTCTTCTTCTGTTTCCCACTGATCGCACACTCTGATTGGTGAAACGGTCATATTCCAACGCTTGCAGTACCACACAGGCATACCATCAATGTCAGTAAATTTGGGAGTGACTGGAAGTTGACTTTCGCTCCACTCACCTGCTGGACCTTCGATAATGCAGTCCAAAGTTTCTGGTTCACGATCATGATGATGACAGCTGGCGCATACCCTCATACGGGCCTGACCCTCACTGACACCCCACACTTCTTGTTTGGCTTCCCAAAATTCAGGGTTGCTATCACGAGCTTCGGCAGGTCCGTAGTTGGCGTACTGAACCGCTGCCAAGTGGTTGCTCAAATTAATATCTGGATACATTGTACCCACTGGACACAGTTCTTTTGCCATCTCACTCTCAATTCTTATAAGCTAAAATAATTTGTTTACACATCTTCGATCGGACAATATCAGTCTCCAAGAAGCGAACCACCTCGATACCGCCAATGCCCTCTAGTCGGTTGACGGCATCCATCAATCCACTATCTGGAATGTCACTCTGATCATCATCGCCTGAGATAATCATTTTTGTGTTGCGACCAATACGACTCAACAACATCTTCAATTCCATTTTGGTGGCGTTCTGTGCTTCGTCTACGAGCACAATAGCATTATCAAACGTAGCACCTCTCATAAAGCCCAAGGGTCTGGGCTCTATGGCCTTTGACTTAAGTGCATACTCGTAAAAGCCTTTGCCCAGTGATCTACTAAACACTTGATCAAAAGGATCCAGATATGGTTCGTATTTTTCTTCCAAGGTACCGGGCAGAAAGCCCAATCCACGGCCAGTTTCTACATTTGGTCTAGTTAAAATGATTTTGTCCACTCGTCTGTGGAACAATTCACTTGCAGCATAACTTGCAGCCACATAGGTTTTGCCTGTGCCTGCACTACCAATACCAAAGATTATTTCATTGGTTTTTATAGCATTAAGATACGTTTCTTGTATATAATTTAGTGGTTTTACTTCCCTGAACTCTGTTTTAGTTAAAAAACTGTTATCAGGACTCTGACTTGCTGCTCTGCGAGCTTTCTTGCCACTGTTGTTTGCCATAGATTTTGAAGATTTATTAATCGGCCTCAGTTTGAGGAGGACTTTAAGGAATTTAAAACTTTAAAGTTATTACGCACAATATAACTATATATTGCAGATATAGCAATTAAAGTCAGTATTCCTTCTGTGGATACTAACAGGTTTCTGTTGGTTATATAGTAGTAAAACAATACACCTACAAAAATGGTCTTTGATATTAATAATCCTGGTAGTACACCTACTATTTTGAAAAATTTGTCAAGTACTGGGTTTAACTCCTTGCCACCAAGATCTAGTATGGCATCTGTTGTATATATGTCTAATAGTTGTAATACAACTATAATTAACACTAATATCTCTACCATAATTACCTCAAGAAGTTGCCTTCTGCTAAGCGGCGGCGTGTCAATCCTGCTAACACAATGCCTTGAGCTTTGTTCCACTTTTGTATCTCGTGATAGGCACCATCCCAGTCACGTTCATTGACTCGCTTACGCAAAGTACTGACACGATAATTGCCAAGACCGCAATTGTAACAAAAACTAATGATTGCCGCCAACCTTCTGGGCGGTTCATTTGCTAAACTTGGACTAAGACCCAGTGCTCCAGCAACAAACTTGGTGAGCGTACTCTCAAAACGTTCGTCTGCTTGTTGACGGGTCCACACCAAGCCAGGCACAATATCTGGACCCGTTGTGCCCCAGCCTATTGTCCAAGGGTGTCCTGCTTTAAGTAATTCGGCAGGGCTCATTTGAGCTGCTTGAGCTTTTGAAATGAGTCCGCGACCTAGGGGGCTCGCGGGATCTGGATAGCTTTGACAGTCACCATTTGGCAACTTTTTGTGATAGCCCTCAAATGGATGTAAAAGGGCATCTGTACAAAGTTTGACGGCTTCCTTGGTCATGAGTTGCTACGCTTTTCAATTGAACGGCCCAAGAACCAGAATGTTAGGATCATGTTTAACATTGCAAAGTCGTCTGGTGTCCAGTGAGTTTTTGCAAGATCAACCCAATTAGCACCGCTGTTTATGGCGTGTACGATTATGGCAATCTTGAAGGCCACATACATACCAAATAAGACATAGGTTACCATTGGTCGAACTAGAGCACTCAGTGCGGCTACCCACTTGTAGCTAGCAGAAGCCTCTTTTGCTTGGCTTTCAAAAGCTGTTTGAATAGCCTGAGTTTGGGCAATATTGTAGTCCATGTACTTTTCTTCTAGCTTGACCTGACCTTTAGTCTTTTCTAGGTCAATCTGAAGATTGTACATTGCTAATTCGTGTTTGCGATCGTCTTTGCGGTCCCAGAACTTTAGGACCTCTGGTGCCAATCTGAACAATCCACCAAAGATCGAGCCTAAAATACCACTTGCTGCAAATTCTAACATAATTAGACCCTCTTGGTTTCGATGGTATCACCGCCCTTGGTAACCACTACTTTGTCATCTTCGACCTGTACCTTCATGGTTTCAGGTGCTTTGTCTAGGCGAGACAACAGTTCGTGGATAACCTTGAACTCTGGCTTTTCTTCCTTTTCCTTGGTTCCTGTGATTCCAGTTACCATGGCGATTAGGGCCATTACAGCAGTGGAAACCAAGCCCACAACTGCGGGCAAGGTGTTTGAGTCTAAAAAAGCGCTAGCTACTACTCCTACTACAACTAATAATACGATCCAAGGTACTGCTGTTTTGCCAATGTACTTACTGGCAACCTCACGTGCAGTACTTTGAGCATCGTGTTTCTTTTGTTCTACTTCACTCTGAGCGTGTAGTAGTTCGATATCTTTGTCTTTTTTAAACATAGTGATTTCCTTTATGCTGCTAAGGCGCTTGCATTAGCTACACGTGTGGCTTTCCACCGACTATTTCTAAGTGGTGTTATTGTACCAGCACTACTTGTGGCACGAAGTCTTAGGGACGTACTGCTGCCATTTTCAAGAATTATTCTAAATTTTGCTATATGGTTAGTGTTGTTAGTTAACGAGGCTGTGGCACTAAATGCTACGGCTGCTGCTGTTTGGTTCACCAAGGCTGCAACAGTAAACGCAGTAGCTGTGGGTACCGCCGTATAACCAGCTACTGCAGTGTGTTGAACATTGACAGCCATATTGGTTACAGTAGTAGAATTGGTTAAAGTCCATACAACTGTACCAGCAGTATTTTTAGTGTAGTAAACCTCTATATCTATTTCATAAATACCGTTGGCTACTAAGGGAATAGAACTGTTGGCTCCAAAAAAGTCAGCAATAGCAGCACCAATGTTAGCACCGTTTGCTGCTAAGCGATAGTAGTATGTGAGTGGTATAAAGCCGCGACCATTAGTGGTGTTGGCTGTACCGTATAGGGTGGCCCCATCAAACTCTATAGCACCAGCTTCTGCAGCCGTTAGGTTAACACCACTTGTTAGCTTTAGTGGAGCTGTACCTGCTGTAGCTGTACCTGCAGCTAAAGACAGGCTTGATAGTGTTGGAGCAACAGACAATACGTTATTGCCAGTGCCAGTAATAGTGGCAAACCCCGAGTACTCAAACTCCCATGAAGCTGTTGTATTAAAAGCCGTAGTACTCAAAACCAATTTAGCAGCTAAGCTTGGTGGTACAGTTGCTATAGTAGCAGCAGTAGAAGTCTGTACCGTTAGTGTGGCAGTACTGTTATTAATTATTTCAAATACCAGTCCAGCAGTTGATGTAGTTGCATTGGGCAGTAAAACAGTCTGGGCAGTTGTACCAGTAAATTCTTGGTAATAACTACTATCATTAGTCAGTGTTACAGTGGTACCGCTGGTTACTGTAGTCGTAAACTCGTTAATAAAGATACTTCCAAGACGAGTAATGTCTGTATTGCCAGTACTGTACCACTGTGTTGTACTACTTGCATTAACCTCAATGATTGCATTTACTGGCAGGTCATAGAAGGCGTTAGTCCCTAAAGCATCAATTTGTGCACCTGTAGCAGGGTAAATATTTACAGCATTTGTACCCTTGTTTACAATTTTAATAGTTCGGCCAGCAGTTGCTGTTGGTAGGGTTACCGCGCTAGGATTGTTAGGAGTACTAGTGACGATATTGTAATCGCTGGTGAGGGCACCTTGACCCTGAGTATTGGTACCAGCAGTTATTGTTGCACTAACTGATTGTGATGATCCAGCAATTGTTAAGTCGCCACTGCCTAATAGGCTGTTACCATTGATACTCTTAATATTTGTGCCACTTGTTAATACTTCTTGTACTGCTATGTCGCCACTGCCTAACAAGCTATTGCTATTGACAGTTTTAATATTTGTGTTACTTACCAGTACTTCTTGTACTGCTATGTTACCACTGCCTAACAAGCTGTTGTTATTGACAGTTTTAATATTTGTGTTACTTACCAACGTAGCCTGCTTACCGTCTAATGCAGTCTGTAGGTTGGTTATACTTGCAATAGGGTGAGCATCTGCACTTTCGCGGCCGGTCAGTACGTTGTGCTGTGTTGCACTTACGGTACTGGCACTTGTAGAGACTTTACTTAATACTTTACGAACACCTGCTACTACAATTTTTGCAGCGTTGGCAGTATAACTGGCACTGGTCTGTACCACAATCTGGTACATAAACACCTGTTCTGCAAAACTCAATCCATACTCAGTAAATTCTTCTGCATATGCGGCATCTATAGAACTGTGTTCTGCTCTGCCTAATACCAATTTTACAGGTCTACGTGTATCGTTTGTGCCCAATAGCCAGTAAGTAATATACTTGCCTTCAGCAGCATCTACCAAACTACCACTTCCGCCAGTTACAAAATTATAACGAGCCAAACTAGTACCTGCTATCCAAGGAGTAGTGCTTTGCGTTGTGGCTGTGTATGATGTGCCGTTTAGATATAATACCTCTAAACTGGCTGCAGTATTTAGGACTTGCTCATAGTCTGCTGTTGGTGTGGCACTATGGTTGATAGTATGTGCCAAGTCTTCGTCTGCCAATACAAGTGGCGTACCTACACCCAACTGTACACTGCTGGCATTGTTGAGAGTATAGGTTAAACCGCCACCACTTCTCCAGACTGTACCAACGTTCAGGTGTTGATTGCTGTGCCAAGTGGTATCTCGCTTGCTGCCATGACGTTCGTCACCCAAAATAATACATTTTTGGGTTGTGGCATTCCAGTAGATATAGGCAACTATTACGTCATTTGTAAAATCAGGAATTGGTCCATACTGTTCCAGTTCCAGAGTATTAATGTTGAAACGTATAAATGTGGTGCCACTGACGTCTGCAATCTGTAGTGACTTAGAGGTACTAATTGTGTACAATGTACCTTTATTGTAGAAAGTCCAACTACCACTAACAGGAGCAATAGTAAAAGTTCTAGTACCCTCATTAAAGCTCAGGGTACTCGCTGAGCGTGTTACAACACCGTGTATGTCGCCGGTTGCTTGGCCCACTGTGGGTAGTACGGTATAGTCACCACTACCTAACAACGAAGTGCCGTCTATACTCTTGATATTTGTACCACTCGTCAGTGTGTCTTGTTTGCTGGTAGTACTAATCGCACTCCAGCTATCAAGGTTAGAACTCCAGGCTTGGATATTTGTACCAATTACAGGAGTGCCACTTAAGTCGCTGTATAGTCCGCTAGTAGCCACAGCGGCAAAAGTAGGTTTGCCGGTAATTCCAGTCCAAGGTACTGCATCAGCAGTTTCTGCCGAGTCTACTTTGCCGTTGTTGTTGGTGTCATAAGTGGCTTTGGCCATGTCACCAGTGCCAGACACACTGGCCCAGCTAAAAGCACTACCTGTCCACTTTAAATATGTGTCACCAGTTGTGGGAGCCGTAATAAAATTGGTAGTATTTGTACCTGTTTGATATACTATCTGATTTGTTGCACCACCGCTTATATTTGAAGCAGTAGATGCAACAACACCACCATTTATCCAAGTAGAGCTAGAGCTGTTGTATTGTATTACATCACCATTTGATGGAGATGTGATCACTACGTCACCCAGTGCGCTCAAATTGCCTGCACCTACTTGTACTACTGCAGTACCATTATTGATCCAGATCTTTCGATCTGCCATGTTTACTGCAATCTCACCACCAGCCAATTGGCCGGTGGTGGGTACAGCAGCTGCTGTGTTTGAACGCTTTGGTTTTATTACGTTTGCCATATGGCTCCCTTGTTGTCCTATATAGGAGGGTTGTTAAAAAGTTAGAATGTTCCGCCGTCGACCAGATTGGTCCAAGTTGGTGTACCGCTGGAATCTACACTCAGTAATTGACCTACTGAGTTTGCACTGTCCCAAGTGCCTGCTGCACTTGTTGCCTGTAGAGCACCAGATCCATTACCGTATAATACGGCCTTGCTAGTAAATGAAGTAGTACCTGTACCGCCATAACCTACAGCTATTGTACTACCTTGCCAAACACCAGTACCAATTGTACCAACAGTGGCTAGGCTGCTAAGGGTGGTAACGTCTGAATTTACAAGAGTACCAGTTGTTGGTAGTGTGACTGTTGTGTTGCCAGTTACTGT